CCGCCGGTTGTGACTGCTGAGGTTTGATTCACGGTTACTCCTTGTCGGACAGTGGACGACTCTTGAGCTTGCCGAGCCAGATCGCGGCGTCGAGCAAGACATCGACGTTGAAGCTACGGAAATTGCCGAGGTGACCGAACCACAGGTGACAGTTCACCCCGCTCTTCTTCGATTCACAGAGCGTCACCAGATTGGACGGGTCAAGCTCGAGATCAGGGTGTAGATGGAACGGCCGGCGGTGATGCACTTCCAGCTTTTCGGTGCCGCCGCACACTTCGCAAACAGGGTGCAGCGCCAGATGCTGTTTTCGGACTGCGGGCCAGTGACCTGAGCGCGCAGCAGTGATCGGATGCTTGCCCTTGGCAGCATCGACCAGGTGTTTGATGATTGGCATAGGTAGGCACCGCAATACGCGGTCGAGGTTTATCACTCGGAATCGAGTGACGAGGTATAAGGCAGTCGGCGAACTCGGGGAGGTCGACGGTTAGGTGAGTCCCAATGACTTCTTGCCGGCCACGTACAGCGCGAGACGCTCGGAGTAATGGAGCGGCATTGCTTTCGACGTCCCACTGCCGAGGTTGACAGCGCGCGAGACACCGAGAAAATCACCAGTGAGAGCGAGCGCGCTGAGCTTGCGGCTCGCCCAATACCATGCCGCCGACAGCGCGGCGTTCACCGGCTGCTCAAGCAACTCAGGATGGTTCACGAGGTCAAGGTCGAGCCCGATCGCGGCAAGCGTGTAATTGCGCCGGCCAGTGATCTGAATCAAGCCGCGCCCGCAGAATCGGCGACCGTCCCCCGGCTGTGTGTTGCCGAGTTCGCTCGCCTTTTTCGACGGCGGCTCATACGACTGTTGCGCCAGCGTGGGGCCCCACAGCTCGCGCGTGTAGACCAACCGCCCCGACTCAACGCCTAACGTTGCAAGGAACGCTGCGGCATCAAGCGGCTCCGTGATGCCGTACTTGTCGCAGGCGGCCTGTATCGGTGGGAGCCATTGGGCTGCACGCAACTGAGTCGCGCCGCAACCGGTCGCAATGATGGTGGTCGTCAGGCTCATATCACCGCCATCAGGAACTTGAAGCAGTCAGCCAGCCACGTGGGAAACCGATGGAACTGGGTGTAGAACCACATGCCATACAGCGTGAGCAATGGCAGCCCGATCGGCATGAACACCTGCTTCAGCAGAAACCGCCAGGCGGCCGCGAGGCGACAGAAGAAGCGCACCGCAACGATGCCCTCCGCCCACGCCGCGCGGATAAATGCAGTGTCCTCAGATACGGATTTCGTCAACGCAGTGTTCTCGGCGATTGCTACGTCCTGCGCGCTGAGTCTCAGGACGACGCTCTTGCGGAACTCGTCTTCAGGCATATCCATGAGGTCGTTGGATTCCATTGGGCCCCGGAAATAAAAAAGCCACCCGAAGGTGGCTTGTTGATCGATTCGTTGTTTTGACCGCTTGACAATCACCCTAGGGGTGATATTCTCCCTCTCACAGGGCTATGCACTTCGCTGTGCCCGATACTCCGAAAGGAACCATCATGAAATTCACTTTTCGCGCCTTCGCGCGCCCTCTTGGATCGCCCGTTGATGCACTACAAGGCTCCTCCGACACAAGGGCTTCGGCTCCTCAAAGAGCAACTGTCCTTTACGAACGCTCAGATGGCCCGCATGTTCGGCGTGGCTACCGGCCGTCAATTCCACAAGTACCTATCGGACGAGGACAAGCGCGAAATGGGTTTTCATGTCCTGATGTATGGCATGACCAATCTGCAACTCATGCGCGGCCCGGTTACCAACGTCGATCAGTTGCATGCGCTCGGCCGCGAGCTCGGCGCCATCATCGAATTGGAGGATGGAGAGCCGCAGCCGTAGCGATGTCGCTGGGCTGTGCAGCCGCGAGCGCGCACGCCGACTACATCAACGACTACGTGCAAGGCGAAGTCGGCATCGGTGCCGCGCATTACACGACGCAGGACGGCCGCTGGTATCAGCAGGGCGTACCCAACGCCGACAACAAACTCACGAGCAAGCCGCCGGCGTTTTCTCTCGGCTTCACAGGCCCGCTCATCACGCGCGGCAAGTGGGGTGTCGACTGGCACGCCGAATACGTCAATCTCGGGCGCGCGGCTGCGTCATGCGCATGCACACCGCGTGACGAGAACTATGACGCCAACACGCACCACTACACGAATCGGTTTGACGCGCCGGCCGCTTACTTCACCGGCTCGGGCCGATCGCAAGGCGTGGCGCTTACCGTTGAGCCGTACTACTGGGCCTATGGTGTTCGCCTCGGAGTCGAAGCCGGCGCATACATCCACCGGGATAGTTGGTCTGAAGACGTCGTCGGATGGCAAATCGATAAGGCGGTGGCGCCGCAAAACCTGCACCTTTCAGGCGCCCACTGGTCCGTAGCGCCGGTCGTAGGCGCGTCGGTAGGGAGCGGGCGATTTACGCTCTCTTACCGGCACTACTTCCTGCGCGTCAGCAGCGAGAGCCGAAGCGTTCCGCCGTTGTGGAACGATGCAGATGTTCTTGAAGCGAAGGTGAAATTTTGAGGCGCAGGCTGGGAGCCCCTCGAAACGGGCGCCTGTAAGGTCTGGTAACATTCGCTCGTTCAAACGCCAGACTTTTATTACAACAATGCAAACTGCCGAAGGTGGCTCCCCCGTCGCCGATCTCAAGCCTTTGACCAGCCTGAGATTTGTCGCCGCGATGATGATCGTCGTATTGCACTCAAAACTCTACTTTCCGTGGCCATGGCTCGACCATACTCCAGGTTGGCTGGTGCACGGAGTCAGTTTCTTCTTCGTGCTGTCCGGCTTCATCCTGACTCACAGCTACGTTTCGAAGCCGTTTCCCGGCTACCGACCGTTCATGCTGAAGCGATTCGCCCGACTGTGGCCGGTGCATGTGTTCGCGCTGCTGATGCTGCTGACGTTCGTGCGGCCGGATTCGATTACGTTCGACGGGCCGGGCTTCTTCAACAAGTGGTACGCGCTGCTGTCGAACCTGACGCTGACGCAATCCCTTGTTCCGTTCAAGGCGTACACCTTCAGCTATAACAGCGTGTCGTGGAGCATTTCGACAGAAGCGTTCTTCTACCTCGCGTTCCCGTTGCTGCTTGCGAACATCCGTAAGACGTGGCACGTGAAGCTGATCGGCGCTGGTGTCTGCGCGTTGCTGTTCACACTGGCGTGCCAGGCGGCAAACCTTCCGTTCGAAGGATCTATGGATCAAGTCACGATCGCTTCGACCATTTACGGCAATCCGCTCGTGCGCGGCTTCGAGTTCTGCCTCGGAATGGCAACATGGGTTGCGTGGGATCGGTACGCCAGGCACTCTCTCCTGTCGGCGTCTATGTGGACGAAGATCGAAGGCGTAACGCTGGCGGCGACGATCGCGTGGCTTGGTTACGGCGCGTGGGTTGTGCGCGGCATCATCCCGACCACGACGCTGCAGTTCCTGTTCAATGAAAACGGGTCGTGCTGGATGTTCGCGCTACTGATCGTGGTGATGGCGTCGGGCCGAGGATGGTTCGGCAAGATGCTGTCGACGGATGCGGCCGTGTTCCTCGGCAAAGTCAGTTTCTGCGTCTACATGCTGCATCAGGTGCTGATGAAGATGTTCTTCACATGGAACCAGGCTCAAACGGTGTCCACTGCCGCCTTCTTTGCAGCCCTGCTATTCATCGCATCAGCAACATACCTGATGATCGAGTCCCCGGCGCAACGCTTTCTGACTAAGAAACGAACCGCATCTAGGCCCATTGGCAGCCCTCATGCAGGCGCGGCGAACGTCCACGCATCACCGGAGTTGATGGCGGACCAACGCTGATCGGGAGACGGGGTGACGGCGGTCACGTCTACCAATGTAGAGATGAACTCCGGCGTGAAGCGATCAGCGACATCAATTTCGACACCATCGCCGTCAGTCATTGGCTTGATGATTTCGGCAACTAGGCCATCTTCGATACGGGCGTAGGTTTTCATTATGCGTACTCCGAGATGATCACGATGCCTGCAAAGCCACTTCCGCCAGTGCCGTTGCCCCCAGACTGATTTACCACCACCCCACTGCCCCCTGTACCGTAGTTCACAGCACTCGCACCGTTCGTGTTGATCCCTGGGCCATTGGCGCCAGTACCGAACTGCGACGATCCTCCGTTCCCACCGATTCCAGAGCTCGTGCTCAGGCCCATCGTGACTTGGTTCGCGATGCCGCGGCTTGAATACAGGATCCCGGCCCCGGTCACGGCGCTAGAAAACGACCCGTTTCCGTTGACAGAGGGAGGGGTTACATTATTCGAGATACCTCCGCCAATTCCGCCGGGCGATGTAAGTAGGGTGCCGATCGATGAGGTCGCTCCATTTGCACCCGCGCTTACAGCACCAGCGCCTCCAGCCCCTACAGTGATTGACTGGCTCGCTCCAAAAACGCCAATGGCCCATATGGCCTTGCCATAGGACCCAGAACCTCCTGGAGCTCCCATCGATACGGTAGTCGCTCCAGCCCCTGATGCACCACCGCCGCCGCCGCCCCCGCCCTGAGCTTCACCAATGATCGTGTTCGTACCGGAAAGCGGTGTGAAGACAGTCGCGCCAGTAGTAGTGAATGCGGCGCCATTCACCGAGACCTGCTGCTGACCGCTGACGATGGCATAGATGCTAGTCCGCAACAGACGCCCAGGGCCATACAAACTCTTGATGGCGTCGCGCAATTGCGTATATGTCGTCTTGCTCGGCGTCAGGCCTGCCGCCACTACCACCGCGCGCAGCTCTTCCTGGATCATGTTCAGCCACGATCCGCGCACCTTCGTTGCGGGTGTGCCGGTTGCTGGATTTCCCTCGGTGAAATACCCCTCTATGCCAGCCGCCTCAGGGGCCGGGAGCGAAGTTGCCGCGGTCGCGTCATCAATGCGATACATGTTGCCTCTTATACGTAAGAGAAAATTGGAATCGTGTGCGCCGGCATCACTGCCTTCATCTCGCACTCAAGAACTGCATTGCCCCATGAGGCAAGCGGGTCGCCTGCCGCCATTGCGCCAGCACGCGCGACGGATACCGTGTTCAGCGGCGCATTCACCTGCCATGCGTAGCTCCATGCAGTGCCGTTGCACGGGTCACCCGCGTGCAACTGGCCGGCGCGTGCCTCGACAAACTGATTGATCGTTACCGTGTAACCGAGGTTTGCGGCGAATGCCGTCAGACTGGCGATCGTCGGTCCACCTACCCCAACGAAGCGCGCCAGCACCTGTGCTTGCCGCTGCGCGATCGTCGGCGCTACGCCTGCGCACGGATCGGGCAGACCAAGTGTCGATTCCCACTCTGGCAGCAGTTCGTATGTCGTTGCCGGGAACGCGTCGGCGAGCAAATAGTTCGCGCGCGCCGTCGAGCGGGCATAGCTTGGAGCAAGCCCCGAAAGCACCTGTGTCTGGATTGCATCGGAATCGCGCGGCCACACCCGCCCGCGCGGCATAAGCCCTTGCAGCGCCTTCAGGAAGTCGGCTGCTGTGTAGTTCGGTGCGAGCATGGAGCCTCAGACGTAAAGCACGTTTGCGAGAACGGGAAGCTGCCCGAACCCGCTCGTGATGTTCCCTGTATAGGTGGTGGTCGTCACACCCACGACACCCTGAATCAGCGTTATCAGGAAACCGCTTGTCCCTGAAACTGACCGGATCGCCGCCGAGATGTCGTCCCGGTTGATGGTGCCCGCACGCGGGTCGCCGTTGCGGAAGAGAACATCGGCAATTGCGGAAAAGATTGCCGCACGTGTTGCCGTGCTGGCCGATGCCAAGCCAGATAGCGTTATGGTCAGGTTGTTTGCGATGGGCCCGCACGAATAAACGAGCGCTGTCACAGGCTGCTTCGTGACGATGGAATCAGCAACGACGAGTTGGTCGCCAGTAGCGACGACGCCGCGCGGTAAGCCGCCCGGTCCCTTGTCGTTTTGCGATACGCCGTCGGTGCCCTGCGGAAATCCGTTGTGCGCGGCTTCGGCGCTGTCCCACATCGTGTAGACGACGACCGTGCCAGCACCGAACCCATTGGGTGCGCACCACGCTCGCGTGACGCCGGGCACATCCTCGGCCCATTGCACGTAGTCTTCGATGTCGCCGCCCTGCGGCGTAGTCTGGTACGCGTCCAGCATCCGCGAGCGCAGATCATCATTGATCTCGATGTCCGCGCCTGAAGCGACCGTCGCGGTTATCGTTCCGCCCTGCTGTATTCCATCGACAGCCACGCTGAGCGAAATCCCAGTGCCCGCGTCGGCGTTGCCCGCCGATCCGGCTATGTCAGCAACGATGGTCACCGACACGTTGCCGCTACCATCAACAGTGCCTGTCGTCGAGGTCGTATATGTCACGCCATCGCCGCGCGCTACCGCAGTCCCGGCGCTCAGCACCTTGCCGGTCGTTCCGGGGAACTGAGCGGTGAGTTGGGCCTTCGTCGCGGCCTTTCGATATACGCCCTTCAGCGCGGCCCATCCTTCGAGATATTCGTCCTCGGCAGTGAACGGTACCGCCATTCGTGCGATCCAGTCGATGTATCCAAACTGGAGGTTGCACATCGCCGCCTGCACCTTGCCGATGACTTTGAGCACGGCGAAGCGCAATAGCGAGTCGGCGCCCTGAAGCGCGGACGAAATGTCGGCCGCCACTTCAGACAGCAAAGTGGAAAGCGTCTTTCTTTGGAATGGCATGTCAGGATAGCTGTTGCCAGGCCCACGCGTACGTCAAGGAAATCTGCGAGCCGTCGGGTTGATAGAGCGTGATCTGCGCGCCGAGGAACGTGTCGCGCACCCACTGCGTCTGCACATCGGTACTCGCGACCACGCCATCGTCGATGAGCCATTGCAGCGCCTCGTTGATGTAGTCGCGCGCGTTGTTCAGCACTTCCTGCGTTTGCTTCGATCGATCGAGCAACCAGAGCCGCGAACCGATCGGCTTGTCTTCGCCGATGTCGCCCCACCAGCCGCGCGGGTCACCAGTCCCGTCGGGAATCGGATCGTCCGGATTAGCCACGCGGTCCGTGAACATGCTGACGAGCACTGCGGTTTGCAGATCGTTACCTGTCACGAGGGCAGGAGCGACGAACTTCCAATCGCCGCGGCTGTTGTCGACGTCCCAAATGACGGAGATGTCGGACATGCGTTACTCCTGCTGGTTCGGGGCGCTCGTCGTGGTGCCCGGGCCGCCAAGTTGAACGTTCGGCACCGGGTGCGTATGCAGGTTTGCGACCTGCCGCATCCCCGCCACCGTTCGCGTGTTCGTCTCGTAGTTGTCGAGGATGTCGCCCTTGCATTTCAGCAGCGGCGTGTCGGCGATGACTTCCGGCGCATTGGTGAACGTGATCGGGTTCCCGCCACCGTTGACGACGATGCCTGCTTCGGTCAGATAGACGGACTGCCCGCGGCTGTCGTGAATCGCCACCTCACCCGTTGCGAGTGCTGTCATACGGTATTTCGCATTCGACGTCGCGATGACGAACCCATCGTTGCGGTCGCCATTCTTGAAGGCGAGCAACGCTTGGGTTCCATCCGGTGGATTCGACGTGAAGCCATACTCGGCGTAACGCGGCACGTCTGGAATCAACTCCAGCGCATTCAGCCGAACCTGCAACGTCTGGACGCCCTTCGTATCGTCGACGAGCGCGATCGCGCCGCGAGCCATCAACAGCAGGATGCGACGCCCGAGTCTGTTCAGTTCGTGCAGCACTATTGCTCCGCCGGTGTTTGCGTCGATTCGTCCATCGGTAGTACGTCGAGCGCGATCGGCTCTGGCAGGAAGCCTTGGCGCGGCCCAAACACCAGCTCAGCGTGCGTACCGTTCTCATCGATGATGAATGTCACCTCGGCGAGCAACAGAATCGTGTTATCAGGAATGCCCGCCGCGGGCGCCGACACCGGGTAATTGATGTTCGGAATCCAAGGCGAGCCGCTCGCATCGCGCCAGTTATCCACGAGCGCGCGCACGCGCCGCGCGCGGCCGTATGCACGCGACGCCATCCAGTTCACGCGTTTTTCGACGAACCGCCGGTCGGTTGCGCTCTGCTCCGACACGAAATATGTGGGTCGCAAACGCGCCGGGTTTGCAGCGGGGCCAGTCGCCACCACCGTCACCACTGGCAGATTCGGGATGCTTTCGTCATCCGCGCCGGCGCTGTATGCGCTCAGCACAGCGTTGTACGTGCTAAATGTGCCAAGCGTGCTCTTCGTGCAGACGAGCGCCTCGATGTTGTTGCCAACGGCAATCCCTGACGCCCCGAGCTCCGTTCCCGCCTGCGAGATCGTGAGTTCGCCCTCTTCGCTTTCGAATACCATCAGACCGCAATACCGTGCGTAGCGCTCGATCACTTCCCACGCTGTTTCTGTGATGCTCACGATCTGGCGCGGCAGCGCCGGCAATTTGTCGAGAACCGCCTGCGTGCCGTTAGGCGGCACAAAGACGTCAATCGAATACGGCGTCGCGATGGTCGTGCACAACTTCTGCAGGCCGGTGTTCGCGTTTATGCGGTCGAGGCGGCACGAGCAGTCGACGAGATCTGCGAGCTTTCCTCGGCCCGAGATGGTGATGTCGTGAGAGCGCGGAGTGATGATGCTCTCGATCGTCTCCACATAGCCTGACAGCACGAGGTCGTCGCCAATCGATACTTTGACGGGCGCGCCCTCGCGCGCGAGCAGCTTCAGTGTGGTGGCATCTGCGGAACACGTGAGGATGAACGACGACGTCGCCACTTCGATTGATCGCGTGATCCGTACAGCCTTCCAACCCGTCACCTGCAACCCATCTTGCGTCAACATCACCCGCACTTCATCGGCGCCGGGCTTTGCTCCCACGGCGTCGACGATTCGATCTGCATTCGGCATCAGAAGCTACCAGGCGAGTAGGCGTATTGGTCACCAAGCGGAGCTTGCTGGCGATCTGTTTTCAGCTGCGTGTCGACGTTCGGAGACGACGTGACGTTGGTACTCGTGCCCGGAGGTGCGTTTTTATGCACGATCTCGACGCGCACTCTGCCCCCGGCTTCGCCTCCTGCCTGCCCGGCCTGACGATCATCCTGACCGGCTGCGTCACCATCGCTGGCAAGTTGCTCATCAAGCTGCCGCGCGATGCCAGCACGAACGTTGGCCTCGTTTGGATCTCGCGGGCGTTCGTACAGCGAAGACACCTTTGCGGCGGCATCTGAGGCCGAAGACGCCTTCATCAACGCATCGCCGGCGGCTCGCTCATGGTGCTGAAGCTCCCATAGCGAGTAGCCAAGCTGCTCCTCATGGCTTGCGGACGCGAGCGGCCTTCCGAACGTGCGCTCGTATATCGCCTGGCGATCTGGATGCCACTGAAAAAGCCCGACCGCTTTCCCGTTGTC